CTCAAATGTCTTTCTCTATCGAAAAAGTGTCTGTGACTGCTAAGTCACGTGCTTTGAAAGCTGAGTACACAACTGAGCTTGCTCAAGACCTTAAAGCTATCCATGGTTTGGATGCTGAGACTGAGTTAGCAAACATGTTGTCTGCTGAGTTGCTTGCTGAAATTAACCGTGAAGTAATTCGTACAGTTTACACGAATGCTAAAGCTGGTTCACAAGGCGGAGTAGCATCTAACGGTACTTTCAATCTTGACGTTGACGCTAATGGCCGTTGGTCAGTAGAGAAGTTCAAGGGCTTGATGTTCCAAATCGAGAAAGAAGCGAATCAAATCGCTAAAGACACTCGTAGAGGAAAAGGTAACATGATCGTATGTTCATCTGATGTTGCTTCTGCACTTCAAATGGCTGGTGTTCTTGATTACGCTCCAGCTCTTAACTCTAACAACTTGAACCCAGATGACACAGGCAACACATTTGCTGGTGTTCTTAACGGTCGCTTTAGAGTATACATCGATCCATATGCCGGTGCAAACTACATGGTAGTAGGTTATAAAGGTTCTAGCGCATTTGATGCCGGACTTTTCTATTGCCCATATGTACCGTTACAAATGGTTCGTGCAGTTGGCGAGAACAGCTTCCAGTCAAAACTGGGCTTCAAAACTCGTTACGGAATGGTTTCTAACCCATTCGCACAAGGTGCAACTGTTGGATCTGGCGCACTTACTGCCAACTCTAACGTCTACTACAGACGTACAGCAGTTACTAACTTGCTATAAAAATAAGATTGGGACTCTGATCGGGAAGATTAGAAATAACCCAACTCACTTTAAGAGGCTCTTCGGAGCCTCTTTTTTTTGTCTGTATAAATATAACAGTATGGCAGAGTATCATGGGGCGTGATACTTAATAGAGGCGACCCGCTAAAGTTCGCTATCGTCTACCATACGCTATATAAATAGTACTATACAACTTTGATAGAGGATATCATGTCAACATCAAACTTTTTATCACCAGTAGAGTTCAAGTTAATAATCAATAGATTGCCTAACACAGAGTTCTATGTTCAACAGATCAACGTGCCTGGGATTAACTCTGGCGCCGCAGAGAGACCGACTCCGTTTAAAAACGTCTACACGCCTGGTGATAAGCTTATCTTTGATGACTTAAATGCTACTCTTGTTGCTGATGAAAATCTTGCATCATTCAGAGAGTGTTGGGATTGGCTACATGCAGTTACACGTGCTGAAGGATTTGAAGGATATGCAGGACTCAATGCTCCTGCTGTCGGCGGTTCTACTAAAATTACTTCAGATGGTAAAGGCGCTATGTCAGACGCTAGTTTGATCATAATGGATAGCAACAAAAACTCTAATATCAAACTATTGTTCAAAGACGTATTCCCAATTAGCATTGGACCAATACAGCTAAATACTAGTGATACAGACGTAGTACCACCTACATTTGATGTGACGTTTAAATATAGCGGCTATAGCATTACAGTTTAGAGTTGACTTTTTACTGAATATAGTGTAGACTAGTATAGTTGCACATGTACTTAATTATGGAGATATTATGAAGATAGATGATATTATTAAAGAATGGGAAAAAGATGGACCAGTGGACACCATCAACATATCTAGAGAATCCTCTGAGATACCAAAACTACACAACAAGTACTTCAAGTTCTATATGGGAGAAGGATATCTCTTAAAGAAGATGAAGGCTGATTACAAAAAACTGCACAAGTTAAAGACTGAGTATTATAGAGGCGAACTAGACATTACTGAGTTAAAGCAGTATGGATGGGAACCGCAACCATTAAAGATACTGAGACAAGACATTCCGTCTTACATTGACTCTGATGATGACATCATTGACGCTTCTCTTAAGATTGGAGCGCAAGAGCAAAAGGTAGAGTACCTTGAGTCTATCATCAAGCAGATAAACAATCGTGGATTTCAAATCAAATCAATTATAGACTGGGAGCGGTTTAGAACAGGTGCTTAATGGATAACGTGAGTATTGAAAAGGTCGATGACGTTTACATAAGAGTAAACGCTGACCCAGGGATCAAAATGGAAATGAGCGAGTACTTCACATTCGAAGTGCCTGGTGCTAAGTTCATGCCTGCTGTTCGAAACAAAGTTTGGGACGGCAAGATACGTCTATTGAACACAATGACTGGCATGATCTATGCTGGACTAATCCCGTACATACTCAAGTTCTGTAATACAAGAGAGTATCACGTAACGATTGATAAGGGCTTAGTGCCTAACAATGTAGTAAATGATGATGCTGGTATGCAACTTGCAAAAGAATTCAATTCACCATTTGTGCCACGTGACTATCAGAATGAAGCAGTTGTTCATGCATTACGTAGTGAAAGAGCAATGCTTTTATCGCCAACTGCATCTGGTAAATCTTTCATCATATATCTACTAACTCGTTTTCACGTAGATGCCCACGACAGAAAGGTTTTGATTGTTGTACCAACTACTTCACTAGTCGAGCAAATGGCTTCAGACTTTGTTGAATATAACAATGGTAACGAGTTGTCAATACATAAAATTCGTGGTGGCATCGATAAGAATGTTGACGCAGATATAACCATCACAACTTGGCAATCTGTGTACAAGTTACGAAAGGATTGGTTCGCTAAGTTTGACGTTGTAGTAGGAGATGAGGCTCACTTGTTTAAGGCTAAGTCTCTGACTAAAGTACTAGAAAAAATGCCTGAGTGTCAATATAGATATGGGTTTACTGGTACATTAGATGGTACTCAGACACATAAACTTGTATTAGAAGGTCTTTTTGGGTCAGTCTATGAAGTCACAAAGACTAAGAAACTCATCGAAGATAACACACTCGCAGACTTTGGCATCACTGCAATCGTTCTTCAATACCCTGATGAAATTAGGAAGCTAAATAAGAATAAGAGTTATCAAGAAGAAATTGACTGGATAGTTGGCAATGAAGCAAGAAACAAATACATCAGAAACCTCGCACATAGCCTCGAAGGAAACACACTTATCCTTTTTCAGTTCGTTGAAAAGCACGGCAAGATACTGCATCCGATGCTTGAGGGAGGTAACAAAACCGTACACTTTATCTACGGAGGTGTTGGTGCTGACGAGCGTGAAGCAGTTAGGCACTTGGTTGAGTCAAGCAATAATAATATTATTCTCGCTAGTTATGGTACTTTCAGCACTGGTGTTAATATTAAGCGTTTGGATAATATCGTCTTTGCAAGCCCTAGTAAATCGAAGATACGAAACTTACAATCAATAGGTCGTGTATTACGTAAAAGTAAAGATAACACTAAAGCCACTCTATATGATATAGTTGATGATCTACAGTGGAAGAGTAGTAAGAACTTTGCAACTAAACATTTTATGGAAAGAGTGAAAGTCTACAACGAAGAAGGTTTTGAATTTCGTATATATAATGTTAACATAAAGGGAGATTAGATGCTTATTCATATCAAGATGAAAACAGGTGATGATTTAATAGGTAATCTCGTTAAGCGTGATGATAATGAAGTTACTGTTGAAAATCCAATACAAGTCAAAATACACCCAGTTCACGGATTCTTTGCTAAGAGTTGGATGCTCTTATCAGAAGCCAACAGCGTGGACCTGTCACTCGGAGATATAATCTTTTGGGGAGAAGCAAATGTTAAAGCAATCGAATACTACGATTCATTTGCTGAACGACTCACAGAACTAAAGAGTCTAAGAGCCAGAGAAGAAGAGAGACAAGAAGAGTACGAAGAGATTGAAGACGTTCTCGTAGCTTACCTAGAGTCTAAAGACTCAATAAAACATTAATATACTTAAACATCGTATAACTCTATTATACACGAAATCTAGCCTGTGTCAAGTCTTTTTTAAAAATAAATCGAGAAAAATAGTGCTTGACAAACAGCCCATGATAGGTTATACTTGTACACAATAAGGAGTGAAATGCATGGCAAAGAGAAATTACGTTAACAATCCAGAGTTTCTGGAAGCTATCATAGCATATAAAAAGCTATGCAATGAAGCAGAGGACTCGGGTGACAAAAGACCACAGATACCCAACTATATAGGTCAGTGTATCTATCAGATATCTACTAGGCTTGCATCTAAGCCTAACTTCTCTGGCTACTCATATAAAGATGAGATGATCAGCGATGGTTTGGAGAATGCGATACAAGCACTAGGTAACTTTGATCCGAACAAGTCCCATAATCCGTTTGCTTATTTTACACAGATTATTTGGTACGCATTTCTGCGGAGAATTGAGAAAGAGAAGAAGCAACTGTATATCAAACATAAGGTCACAGAGAATTCTGTTATGACTGGCACTGCTGTTGATCGTGCAGAAGGCACTGTTGACACTAATGGTGAACCTGCTTATATCGATTTGAATAATGACTACATGACCGACTTTGTTCGTGGATACGAAAAGAAGATGGAAGACAAGAAGAAAGCCCAGACCAAATCCAAGAAAGGCTTAGAGAAGTTCATCGATGAGGATAAAACGAAAGAGGAAAAAGAATGAAGATTGCTATCCTAAATGATACACATTGGGGTGCGAGAAATGATAATGCCGCAATTGCTGAACATCAGATAAAGTTCTATCGGGAAGTTTTCTTCCCACATCTACGTGAAAATAATATCAAGACTATCTTTCATTTAGGCGATGTCACAGATCGGCGTAAGTATATTAATTTCGTTACTGCTAAGAACCTTGAAGATCATTTCATGAAAGTATGTGCTGACGAAGGCATTGAAATGTATATGATTGCTGGCAACCATGATACTTACTTTAAGAACACTAATGATGTAAACAGTCTCAGACAGTTATATGGCAATACAAGCCATAAAAATTTACATCTGTATTGGGAAAAGCCAGTTGAGTTAGATATGGATGGG